ACCACTTAAAATGCCTTGAGTAAAAGCATTACGCCCCTGTCTTCTTGCTTGATTGGCTTGTGAGTTTCCAGTGGTAAGAATTTGTTGCTTTTGTCTTTCACCCTCTATTTCTGTAGAGCGAAGCACATCAAGCGGGGTTCCTCGCAACAGCACACCGCTTTTTGCAAAAGCCACTTCTTGATTTGCAAGAGTGTCTTGGATCTCATTTTCTTTTAATCTTATAGTTTCTTGTGTTTCAGCTTCAATGGCTCTGGCTTTAGCTTTACCAGCTTTTTTGGATTCAATGCCCCCCATAATACTAGAGGTTGCACCTAAAAGTGCAGCACTTCCAATAACAATTGATGATACTGCAGCCATTACTTAACCTCCAATAAAAAGCTTTTTTCTTTAATCTTAAACCCACGCTTTAAAAAATGCTTTTCGCCTATTGGGCTATTATCTTCTAAAGTTAAAGTTATAAAATCAGCATACTCTTTTCCAAACTCAATAAATTTATCCAAAAGTTTCAAACCAGCTCCTGTGTTTCTGTGTTCTTCTTTCACCCACCAAAAGCTTTCCGTTAAAGCCCACAAAGCTGGGTTATAAGGGTGCGGATTAAAGGTGCCCATTATAAAGCCAGCAGGCTCTTCATTCTTGTTTTCAGCTATATAAACCACATGGTCTTTAATAAAGGTTTCCACTAGTGGTTTAATTGAATCTTTGTTGTATAAAGAAAACCCTGTGTCGTAAAAATTAGAAAACTTTTCAAGCTCAGTTTTAATAAAGCCATAATCTTTTAGCTTGCCTGTTCTTATAGTCATGACTCCTCCGTTTTCATGTAATAACCGTATGAGTTTATAGTCATAGGAAAGGGTGAATCTTGTACAAAATATAAACTCTTTTCTTTTTCCCAATCATCTTCTACAGACAGGCTTTCAGACACCCCTGTAAAAAGTGGAATTTGTGAATCAATTGGATCATTAGGAGTTCTTAAGTTTAAAGGTTTAAGAGTATAAAAGTCTGTTCCAAACTTTAGTCCTAAAGCATTTTCAAGTTTTATATGAAGCTCTGACATATTCTTTTCTTTAAAGTAAGAATCACCAAGTTTTGAATAACCCTGCAGCGGAAGTGTTTTTATTAAACCTCTATAAGGCAGACCGAAGTTTATAAAAGAAGATAAATCAATTTGGTTTTCATATAGGTTTGTTAAATCTAGCACACCACTTGAATCAACTTCTACAATAAAAAGCTTATTCTCAGTTGCAGCAATCACTGTACGGTCTTTAAACCTGGGAGCTTGAAAGCTTACTCGTTTTGCCACCAATTCACCAAAAGAATAATCAGCTTTAGAAAATGCACTTGTAATGTTTAAATCAAAAACTCCGCCACTAATACCTGTAACTATGGCACGACCCGATTCACCTACTTCAACAATTTCATCACCTACGGTTAAAACACCTTCGTTTGGTGTAACACCACCTTGAGAAAATGAATCAAACACATTATCAATCGAGCCTGCCTCAATCTTAGGGTTAAACACAGTTTTTGAATCAAGGTATAAATCATTTTCTTGTTGAGATAAAATGTATGACCTGTAAAGAGCAAGGTCTGTTGCTTTACTTCCAGTTATATAAAAGTCTTCTGGCCTTAAGTAGAATCTTTCAACGTCTAACTTTTCTATGTACCTTTTGTTTTCACCAGTGGTTTTATCAGGCCTATCAATAACAAGCATTAAAACATCGCCATCTTCATCATCAATAATAGTTCCTAAATCTATAACCTTATCTGTTTGATTAAGCTTTAATCTAAACCATGACATCATGCTTTGGTTTCTATCTGTTACAACCCCAATGGCTCCGCCATTTTCTAAGGCTGCGTAAGTGATGTTTGTATTCTTTTGAACAAAAGCTAGTTTTCTAATACCTTGAAAAGCCATGTCTTTTGATAACTGGTTCATGTCAAATGATTCATAACCCCCTCTAACACCTTTAGAATAATCCATTGACCTTAAAGTTGTGTCGTTTCGCTCAATAAAATAAATGCGTTTGTCTGTTAAAATAGGTTTAGCGTTTTTTGAACCGATATTATCAATGGGCCTTATTGAAATTGAATTCGGTGTAATAGGAGCCGCTTCATTGCCTCCCATTGCAATAAATGAACCTGTGTCCGTTCCTACAACAATTGCGCTGTCAGTGGGCTGTATCCAGTTAATATCAGACACATTGTTATTAACCCCTGCTAAAGTGTAGGCCATTGAGTCTGTGACTTCACCATTGATACTAAAGTCAGTAAGCCTATTGGTTCTTGAAAAATATAAAACATCTTCTTTACCTAAAACCAAGCGTTGTTCATAAAAAGCAATTGACGTAAAAAATGTTATGGCTTCATCAGGCTTAGTGCCCCAATAATCAGGATCATAGCTGACAGTGATAGTTTCTAAAGTTCTAGTAAAATTATCTCCATCAAAAGTGTAAACAATTACATTAGCGTAGGAAGGCCTGATTAAATAAATAGAGTTTTTAATTTGAACATAATCAATCTTTGAAGGGTCATAATCAAAATCACCTAAAAAGTCATATGCCCCAACAAGTCTGTGTGCTGATATAATTTCAATAGTTGAGTTGACAGGGTCACCTACTTTTGTAGGGTCAAAAATTTCAAACCAGTCACCTGTGCCATCGCTGCCTTGATCTACCACATCACCTCTAACTTTAAGACGTGATACAACTGATGTATCAAAATTTGTAACATCTAAAATTGCTTCAACGTATGTACCATTAATACCTGAAGAAACTATTGGATCTGCAGTGTAGTATAGTCTAAATCTATTAGTCGCTGTTTTTATTGAACCTGTAGCAGTTGGTGTTTGTGTGATTCGTGAATCCATTCGGCCTCTAGCGTTATAGGCTTGAAAAAATCCACGCTCGAAAACTAAAAGCAGTCCATTATAATCAGCAGGGTTAAAAGGAATTGTGAAGGTGCCATCATCAAAACCAAAGTCATCAATAAACCCCTCATTAAGAAAAACAGTTGGAGGTCTATACTTTGCACTTCCTTGAAGAGTTGGAATAAAGTTTTCCATTCTTTCAACAGCAGTGGGATAAAGCTCTAAATTAGAAGTGGCTGAAAACTCTTGTGAGATCTCGCCACCTTTAAAAGAGTTTCTTAAAAAATTAGTCTTCATTGTCTTTGCAAGTAGTTGGTGAATCGGTTTATAATTTGCACAGGGCTTTCTTTAGCATCTTGAGTGGCAGCCATTTTAAGGTGCTCTAGGGCTGCTTTTTTTAATACATCAACACTTGATCTTGAATTGGTTATTTGAAAACAAATTGCTGCACCCAAAAGATTTGAAAAAGCCATTGTAAAGCCACCAGAAAATTTTGAAACTGTCTCAAAGTCAGATGTGTATCTTAAAGGAAGTGAGCCGTCTTGTTCATAAGTTAAACCGTCATTTAGATACAACACATCACCCTCAACCTTGTGCTGTTTAATTTGAGTGTGCTTAGCACCTGCTGAGATAAACATCACATAGTCACTTGGTAGCGCATAAGGTATTTCATCACCAAAAATGGGAGCCGTTAAAAGCCTTGGAAGCACTGCTCTTTTTGTAGCAAAGTTAAAGGCGTAGTTTTCTAATAGAAATATTCTAACCACATCATACCAGCGGCTTATTAGTCTTTCATTCTCAGTTTCAGGGGTATCAATTGAATTGACCTTAGTTGAAGAGATTAAATCAAGGGCTAGGTTTGCAATGTCGGTTTTAGAGTCTACAAAAGCCATTTATTTAATATCTCCTTTAAAAGGTTTTAAAAAGCCCTCCTAGAAAAGAAGTTCAAGAGTTAACAAAAAAACTTCTAGGAAGGCTTAAAAATAATTAGTTATTAAACAGTGGTAGTGACTTGTTGTACTCTTTTACCCTCTGTTCTCACAGCTCCAAAAGACCCTGTAGCAATCACAGCATATGTGTTTATGTAGTCATCAAGCTTTCTAACCTCTAAGGCTATTTCTTCTTGAACTCCGTAACATAAAGCATCCTGTGTAAAAGCAATACACTTTCTTTCTGTGTCAGTAGCCTGAAGTTCTAAAATTGGGTTTGTAGCATTAGCTGCGTATTTTATAATATCAAAACCAGCGGCTTTTTGGATTGAACCTTTTTCAACAAAATACTCTCTGTTGTAATCACCACTAGTTAGCTCAACCTCACTCATCATTTGAGTGTGCTCTTTACCAGAGATAACCATAAAAGACTTATCCATGTCTTCATCAATAATTAAATCATTATCAATAAAGTTTTGTCTAGCCTCTAGAATCTTTTCATATGTAAGACCAGCGGTTGCATCAACTTCCAAAACCCCATCTGCTGTAGCTGTTAAAGCCGTGCCATAATCTTCACCTGTGTTTACACTTGCAAGTAAAGCTGCAATCCCTGTTAAATCCCAACGCCTCATCATAGCGTTTGCCACAACTTGCTCGTAACCGTTTTTAGGATCTAGGAATTGCTCAACAGCATCTCTACCATCAAAGGGCAAAGTGACCTGCCATCTGTTTGGAGAGATTTGACGTCTGTTGTGCTCTAAGTCTGCAAAATCAAGTTTAGCAAACCTTGCATTGGCATCAGTAGCCTCTACTGTACCATAGCCGTCATAGGACATGTCTTTGCCCTTAAAGTATTTGATTATTGAAATATCTTTTGTTCTAGACTTTTTTTGCTGGGCTGCCATGTGAACGCTTTCACTAAACGCACGCACCCTTGTTTCATCTATTGTAGCTCCTACTGGATTCACTGCCAT